CTTTGCCAAGTCTTTGCCGAAACGCTCTAAAACGGCCCTCTAACGCGAGCAGGGGGGGGAGAGATATGGTCATAGCCGGTATTTACGCCACGGCCGGTAGACAAGTTTCCCTGGTAAATGGCATGAATTTTCGAAAAGTTAACGCTAACAATCGAATTACGCAACACTACGGAATCGTGAAGTAATATACCCCGGGGGGGTATTTTTCACGAACGCCTGTCAAATACACCGCTCGTACAAGTTCGCTAAATACGCGAGCGAAGGTCAACGCATCCTCAACCATTCTCAGAACACGAACCGGCGTCGGCCGCTTTACGCGCGCCAAAGGGCCCGGCTCCCCACCACCACGCGAGAGAGTCGGGCCCATCGGCCAATGCATCGGTATTCAGTTGTCCGTAATATCATGCAGTCAATTTGTCGGGGAGTGTCGTTACTCGGGCGGGTCGCGCATCGTCGTTCCTCTTCGGTTTGGGTGGCGCTTTATGCGGTGCCATTCTTGGCGACGCGCACACTCGGCCATCGCCAGCCGCCCGAGTCGGCGGCCTCGCCGCCTTCCCACGTCGGCGAGAATTGGGCCTCGGCGACAATATCGGCACCCGCGAGCAGAATGCGGACGTGGAGTGCGCTCGGGGTCATGACGGGCGCACCGTAGACGGTGCCCACGAGGGCCCCGCACTCGCCAACGAGCACGTCGCCGCTTTCCAGTAGTCGGACGCTCACGCGGGGGGCGGGGCCGTCGTCGGTGTGTGGCATGGTAGTTCCTTCCTATCGCGTCGGGGGGTCGAGCAGGGGGTCGAGCGCCGGGTCGAGCGACACCGCGTAATCGCAAATCGTGTCGGGGTACTCGCCCATGACGAGCCGAACCCACGCGCCCGATTCGGTGAGTAGGTACGCCTCGTCAAGATTGAAAACGATGTTGAGCACATCGTCGGCATTCGCGACGGGCTCGCGCTCTTCGGTGTCGTCAACGGCAACGACGGGCGTTCCGTTCGCGTCGAGCGCTTCAACGATGCGCCGGACGTAGGCGGCTTCCAGCGGTCGCCGGGCGATAGCCTCGGCGATGTATTGCTCTAGGGCGGTCATGGCTTCCTCTCTTAAACGTCGAGCCCGAGGTACAGGGCAATTTCGGTGAGCGAGCCGATTGCTTCTAGGTAATCTTGCTCGGCAACCTCGCGCGAGCCTTCGGGCACATCTTCCGGGCCCTGAATCTCGGGGGCGTTCACAAGCGCCATGAGGTCGCGAATGCGGGCCCGTGCGTAGGTCGCATCGCGACGAACGTCGGCCTTGGTGCGGCGGTCGCTGGTGGTCATTGTTCTCACCTTCCTTCACCACCAGAATACGGCAGGGGGCCGGAAAGTCAACCGGAAAGCGATACCCTCTCAGACGCTCTAAAACGGCCTTCTAACGCGAGAGACCCCCGGAGAGATAGGGGTATAGCGGGTGCATCCCCAAAACGCGTCAGCGGCCCGGAAACGGGCCGCTGGTGGCGTGTTTAGGGTCGAGTGTCGGTTACCCGCGCATTCTGACGGATAAGCCGCCGCGGTATCCGGCCGCTCGTGCGTAGCGCGTCCACGCCTCGCGCAACCGGCGCTCGTCGCCGCCGTGCTCGGCGCTCTCCAATTCGGCGAGGGCTTGCTCTACAACTATGCACGCTTGCGCGTACTCGTCCACGAGGTCGCTCGGGGGCTCCACGCGCTCGCCGCCGCGGAACGTCGGCCGCTGAATGACGGTGCCGTGCTCGGTCTCGCGCGTGAATTCCAGCGTAGTCGAGCCGTCGCCATCGGCGCGGCCGGTAACTTCGCCCCAACCGGGCACCACGTCGCCGCGGCGGTAGCGCTCGGCCGGGCGGGGGGCCTCACCCCGGCACGCGGGGCACCGAGCCGGGGGGCGGCCCCTCTTCGGCTCGGGGGTGAACGATGCGCCGCACTCGCGGCATAGCCGGGCGTTCACGAGCCGTACCCTTCGCGCGCGAGGCGGGCGGCCGCGTTGCGGGCCTCAACCTCAATTTGCACGAGGCTTTCGGCGTCGCGCGTCCACTCGGCGAGCCGGGCGCGCGGGATGCGAGCCCCGGGCATCGCGTACACGAGCGCGAGCGCCATGCCCTCGGCGTCGGCGGCATCGGCCATGTGGCGTAGCCGCTCGCGGCAATACATCTTCACGTAGGCATCGCGCCTGGTGGTGGTCATTTTCCTCACGCCCTTTCGTCAAGTACCATCGCGACGTTGCGGCCGCGGTTCGTGATGAGGTAGCGACGCACGCGGTCCCAACCGTATGCCTGCCCCATCGTGTCCGGCCGGGCAACCATGCCGCCGCGGATAAGCGCCGCGAGGGCCGCGGCGCTCGCGCCAATGTCGCGGGCCTCAACCGAGCGGCCCGGGTGCCGGGCGTCCCAATCGCGAAGCGCCACGAGCGCGGCGGCTTGCGCGCGGGTAAGGGCATCGGCCCTTCGCTCGTCTACAGTGTTTCGAATGGCGGTCATCGTGCTCACCTTCCTTCACTCCCAAAGTTACGCGCGGAAGCCGCCCGGCGCAAGCCGGGCGGCAATCTCCCCTCGCTAGTGTCGGCGACGGGCGGCCATCGGGCGGCCCATGCGCTCGCTCTTCCTCGTGTCGGCGCGTAGCGTTCGGGCGTGGTCACAAATCACCCGCAACTCTCGTTGCGACCGGTCGGCCGCTTCCAGCCGGTGAACGGCTACCGAGTGCGCGGGCGTCCCCGGCTCGGCGCTGTTCCACGCGGCCCACGCGGCGCGATAGTCGCACGCGGCGCGATTGATTGCGGCCACGAGCGCTCGGTATGCCGTCTCGGCGGCCTCGTGCGCGGCGGTCATGCTTTCGTCTACCTCGGGAAGCGGCATGGCTTCACCCTTCGATGTGTCAACGTGTGTCCATATTCTGCACGGCCCTTGGGCTACGTCCCACCCTGACAGTCGCCTACTTGCGTCGCTTTCGTCCAACCGCCTACCGAGTGGGGGGCGGCGGGGCAGTCCCCGCGTGTTTTCTTTGTCCACCACCAGAGTACCGCGCCAGCCGACGAATGCAAGCGCAAAAAAGCCCCCGGCGCGGGATTGCGCCGGGGGCGGGTGGGACTTACCAAGCGGCGTTCGCCATGTAGCGGGCGAGGGCGTCGGGGTCGCCGCCCTGCTCGGGGTCCGTGGTGTCGGCGAGCCATTCGGCGACAATCTCGCGCACGCCCTTGCGGGTCGCGGTGCGGGGGTCGATGGTGCCGGTTGCGTAGTCGTAGACGTTGATAACTTCCAGCGGGTGCGATGCGGGGGCCCCGGCGTAGCCGTACGAGAGTTCGACGTACGGGCCGCCCGAGTATTCCGCGTGAACGGTAATGCCCTTGCTGGTGACTTGGGCCCTAATCGTGGTGGTCATCGTGCTCACTTCCTTTCACCACCAACGATACGCGCGTTCGCGAGCGTGTCAAGCGCAAGCGCCAGCCCCTCGGCGTCGGCATCTTCCCACGCGAGGGCCTGGCACAACTCGGCCACCGATTTACATTTCGCCCCGATGGGGTCGGGCTCGTTTTGCGGGTACGTCACGCGCTTTCACCCGCGCGCTCGCGGTAGGCCGCGTGCGCTTCCTCGTGCTCTTCCATCGCGGTAACGAGCCAAATGCCCGCGAGGGCCTGCTCGGTCGCGTCGGTCCCGCATTGCGCGATGCTGTACGCCCGTCGCGCTTTCGCCAGGTCGGCCGCCGCGAGGCCCACGCGCTCGCGCGCCAGCCCATATTCGATTTCTCGCCCAATGTCCCCGGTCATGATTCCTGCCCCTTAGTGGTCGCTGTTTTCGCAGTACACGTCGTGACGGCCGAGGCATTCGTGCACGTAGCCCTCGGCGTACGATACCGCCTCGTCGTGGTCGGTCGCCTCGCCGCGCTCTTGCATGACGAGCGCGATTTCGAGCACGGCCTCGTCGCGGTCGCGGGTGGCAACGTGCCACCGGCCCTCGGCGTCGGTCCACGAGTCGCCGCGGCGGTGGTTCTGGTTAACGGTCGAGCGCATCGTGCTCGCCTTCCTTTCCTAGTGGTTCGATATGAAATTCAGGGCCAGCCCTGCCGGTGGGAGCGAATCGCCACCGGCCGGGGGCCGCGGGCCCGGGGCCGGGTCGCCCGGGGCTTTTGTGCGTCTAGTAGTCGAGCGGGTCGATGCCGTAGGCGTCGGCGTAAGCCATCGAACGCTCGGCTTCGGCGTAAACCGCGCACTCACGCTCGTAAGCCTCGCGAGCCTCGCGGTTCGAACGCTGGTCGCAAACCGCCTGGGAGTGCGAGCCCCGGCCGTAGCGAGCGCCGTTCTCGTAGGGGGCGGTGGTCTCTTGCAGATACCAGCCGTAACGCCCCTCGGTCCAGCGAACCCACATGCCACAGTCGCGGCAACGGCCTTCCTCGGTAACCTTCCTGGTCCGGGTCGCGGTCATCGTGCTCACCTTCTTTCACCACCAGAATGCACCCGCGCGAGCCCGAGCGCAACCCCAAAGTTGTTAGCGCTAATAGTTTTATGGGGTACGCGAAAAACCCCCGGCCCCCACGAGGGGAGCCGGGGGCGGGGGTCAAGTGATGTAGAGCGGGCCCGCGTCGAGCACGGCGACTTCGGAACCGGCCGTTACCTGAATCCATACCGTGTACGAGCCGGGGTCAAGCCCCGACACGGGGACTAGGGTCGTGTCGCCGTCGAGCGATACATCGCTAAACGTCGTGGGCCTGGTGCCCATCGCTACAATCGCGTACTTCACGCCGGACGAAACCGCGGTGCCGTCTACCGTCACCACGACGGGCACTAGTTCGTCAGACTCGCGGGGAATCGTTACAGCCATGCGGTTACCTCAAATCGCCGAGCCAATTCGTCGGCCTCGTGTCGTCGCGACCCCAGGGCCGCTAGCCATGCGCGCCGAGCCTCGGCCGCGTAGTGGCGCTCGCCGAGCGTCGCCCCGTAGAGCCGCGCGCCGAGCGTCGCCGTGAATGTGTGGTCATCGGCCTGTAGCGTGTACGCGGCCGCGCCGCCCACGGCCGCCACGAGGGCCGCCGAGCCGGTGAGCGTCGGAACGCTCGTGCCGCCGCTCGCGACCACCGAGCCCGCGAGGCCCGCGGCCGTCGCCGTGCCGCTCGTCGTGACCGGGCCAGCCTCGCCGAGCGCGACGAGCGCGCCCACGATTCCGGCCGTCGTCGCCGAGCCGGTGACGCTAGGTGTCGAAATGTCGCCGGTCGCGCTCGCGGTGCCCGCGCTCGCGTCGAGCGAGCCGGTGCCCGAGATGACGCCCGCGCCGCTGGTGCCGGTCGCCGATGCCGAGCCGGTCGAGCCGTCGAACGATGCCGAGCCCGTCGTGCTCGGGACCGTGAGCGAACCGCTCGCGACCACCGAGCCGGGGGCCCCGGTCGCGCTCGCGGTGCCCGCGGTTGCGCCGGTTGCGTCGGCCCACGCCGAGCCCACGAGGCCGCCCACGTCGGCGGTGCCGCTCGTGCTTAGGACCGTGATAGAGCCGGTGGCGCTCGCCGAGCCGGGCGAGCCCGCGAGGGCCGCCGAGCCGTCGAGCGTCGGGGCCCCGGTGTCACCCGTTGCCGATGCCGAGCCGGTCGGGCCGTCAGCCTCGCCCGTGCCGGACGTGAGGAACGCGCCGCTCGCGCTCGCCGAGCCGGGCGAGCCGTCGAGCGCGCTCGTGCCGTCCGTGCTCGGCACGTCGTACGAGCCCGAGGCCGATGCCGAGCCGGGCACCCCGTCGAGCGCGGCCGTGCCGCTCGTCTCAACGGGGGCCGCGGTGCCGCTCGCCGATGCCGAGCCCGGGGGCCCGTCCGCATCGGCTGTGCCGCTCGTCTCGGGAACCGTGATGGAACCGGAAGCGCTCGCCGCGCCAGCCGCGCCGTCGAGCGCGGCCGTGCCGGTAACGTCGTTGCTCGTCACCAGGGGCAGGACGAACCGCACCGCGTCAACCTGGATGGTCGTGCTCGCGCTCGTGGTGCCGGTCATGTAGAGCCGGATATCGGCCGCGGTCGGCGTGTACGAGGCCGCGTAGGTGCCTTGCACCTCGAACGTATCCGTAGTGTCAGCCGGTGCGCCGATGGTGGATAGAATCACCTTGCCGTAGGTGGTGCCATCATAGGCGAACGCGTTAACGGTCGGCGCTCCACCCGTGCCAGACTTTCGCATGGTGAAAACGCATGTGATGGTGCCGGACGTGTCGAGCGTACCGGCCGGGTCGGCAACCTCCCACATGCAATCCCACGCGGCCGTGGTCGGCGTCGTGAACGAGCCATCGGGGGCCCCGAGCGCCGCGGTCGGCGTCGGCACATTGCCGGACACATAGCCCGACAGGTATTCGTCCTCTTGCCCCGCTACGTCGCCCGTCGCGCTCGCCGCGCCGGGGGCGGCGTCGGCGTCGCCCGTGCCAAGAATGTTGACCGGGCCGAGCATGATTTGGTCGAATTCCATGTTGAACGCGCCCGTGGCATTCGGGCGGCCCCATAGAATTTTGCCCCATACGGCCGTGCTCGCCGGGGTGAATTGCCCCACCTCGTAGAACGTCCACGCGCCCGTGCCCTCGGCCGTGATTTGCGCGAGGGCCTGGTATGCGAGCGAGGCATCGTATTGGTAGACGGAAAACCAGAGTTGTTGCCCGCTCGGGAAGTTGCCCCAAAATCCCAGGTAGTAATCCTGGTCCGGGTCGAGCGGGTACAGCGTAGACGCATCGGCCTTCGACCAGACGGCCGAGTATTGAGTATCGGGATAGGCTACGTGTCCGCTGTAATCGCCCTGGTGAACGTCGGTTTGTTGACGCGATAGCGTCGTGGAGTCTAGTTGCCAATTCGTAAGGTCGGAGCCCTCAAAATTGGGGTTTGTGGCAATGTTGGTAAATTGCGGGGTGTCGTACCCGCCCGCCTGCTCCACCGAGCCCGCGGGCCCATCGGCCGCCGCGGTGCCCGTGATGGGGACAACCATTGCGCCGGTAGCCTCGGCCGCGCCGGTCGGGCCGTCGAGCGCGCTCGTGCCCGTGATGGGGGTCATTGCGGCGACGGTCGCCGTAAGCGTGATGGAATCAACCTGAATGGTGCGCTTGTTGCCGCCCGTGCCGTGACCGGTCGCGGCTAGGTAGACCTCAATCGCGCTCGCGTCGGAAATCGCGGAACCGTTGAACGTCCCTTGCAGGTCAACATACGAGCCATCGGTCGGGACACCTTGTGCCGTAAAGAGTGTGGCGACGCTACTGCCGTTTTCGTAGAGCGTCGCGGTGAGCGTCGGTAGGCCCGAATCGCTCGCGCTATCCTTGCGGGCCCGAACCGTGATGGTTTGCGTTACGGTGTCGAGCGCGCCGGACGGGTCGCCGATAGCCCATCGCGACGCCCACGAGGTATTGCTCGTGTCGGTCGTGAATGTGCCATCGGGCGACCCGTTCGCGTTCGCGGGGGTCGAGCAAGAGCCCGTGATATGCGAGGTTGCATACAGCGTTTCGGACATTGCTAAACCCCCTGGTTAACTTAGGAAATCGGAACCGTGTAGGTCATCGACGAGAGCGAGACCTCGTTGTTGGTGAGGAACGAGAGGGAAGAGAAATTGAATTCAGCCCCCGACGTTCCGCACGCCCCGTCGAAGATGGGGTTATCGTCGCCGTCATACACGCGGCCGTAGCCCGCGGTGCCGTCCGCGACGATGGTCCCGCTAGCGATAGCCGCCGCCGTCGCCACGCCGCCCGAGGCATCGCCGAACGCGGTAGCCGAGAACGTGAGCGTAACGAGCAGGGTGCCCGTTGCCGCGGTGTCCGGGTCGGCCGGTGCCGAGCCCGTGCGAATTTCGATGTAGCCCGAACCCGTGCCCGCGTCGATAAGGTCAACGACCGCGTTGGCAATGGCGTTTTGGGCGGCATCCGAGTGAGTCGTTGCCATTTACGTTTCTCCTAGTATTTAGGGGTTGTTAAGTTTCGTCGGCCGGAGCCTCGGGGAGCCCCACGAGCACGCCTTGCAGGAACGAGATAAGCGCCGCGCCAGCCGCGATGCCGAGCCCGCCCATGTAGTCTAGTTCGGTGATAGCGCCAGCGCCGAGCGCCGGGATTAGCACCTGTAGGAACGTGCGCAACGCGCGCATTCCGGCCGCCTTCACCAGCGCGGTCGCTACCTTCGGAATCCGAATCCTCACAATGTCACCTCCTTAGATGCCTCGGCCTCGGCGACGAACGCGGCCCATGATGCGCCATCACAGGACGAGCGTAGCCGCTCGGGGCAATCCTTGCCGGACCAATGTTCGTGTTGGTAGACGCGCTCGGCAGGCACGTCGAGCAGGCGCATGAGAGCGCCCACGAGCGCGGCCGCATTGGCGCGCGCTTGCCGGTAGTCGCCATCGGCGTTAACGCAAATCTCCACGGCGACGCTCGTAAGGTTGCCGCCGTCCGGGTCGTCCCCGTCGCCAGCATGCCAGCATTGCACCCGGTGCCCGTACGATTGAATCGCGCGGATACAGTCCACGGACCAATGCCACGAGGCCGTGCGGACGTTGCCGCCCGCCTGTAGCCGGGCGTGCGCGGCGGCGTCGGCCCCCGCGCCCTCGTTAGCCGTCTCGTGGACGGTGATAGAGAGCGCGGGGTTCCGGCCGTCGTACGTGTTGCCACGGTCGCCGTCGAGCGGCCGCAGAATCTCCACGGCTACTCGTCGTCTAGCGAGCCGAGCACCGAGCGCACGGCCGCCTCAACCTCGGCGCGAGTCGCCGCCGAATCGCCCACGAACGGGGCCACCGCCGCGGCCACCTTTTCGGGGAGCACCTGGCGATTCTTGACGGCATTCTGCACCGCCGAGCGCGAGTTATTGGCGGCGAATGCCACAAGCCGCTTCATGGTCGTTTGCTCGCCGAGCACTTCCACGAGCGCGCTCGGGGTCTTGTAGGGCGCATCCCACACGGCCTCGGCGATTTCCTGAATAGTTGGCACGGGCTCTCCCTTGTGATTGTCTCGTGATGTTGCGTAATTCCAATGCCACGGCTCGCCAACGCTCTTGCCTTCCGCGTTAGACCAGCCATTATCCCGTAGGATGGGGTCGGCCGCCTTCCAGCGGGCCGTTGCGTAATTCCCTAGATTCTGGAAGTCGCACGCGTAGCCGGTGCCGTGATTCGACGTGCCGGGAATCGCGGCCGCGCCGAGGTCGCTCGTACGCACGTACCGCGTGCCGTTAAACCAACGAACGTCGCCGTACGGGCCCACGCCCTCGGCTTGCGGCGTGTACCGGGCGAGGAAGATGCTCACTTGCTCGGCGTAGGTGCGGGCGGCCTGCCACGAGTCCGTGGTGCCCGCGTCGAAGTCGAGCGCCAGCCATAGCGCGAAGATTGCGCGCTCGTAGCCCTCGGCGGCCGGGGCTTCCAGCCGCCCCGGCGTCGATAGATTGACAAGTGTCAATTTGTCCCCCTCACAGGTCGTAGGTTCACGCGCTCGCGCACATGGTTGCGGCGCATGATAGCCCCGCACTTCCCGCATCGTACCGTCGCGTAGCCCGTTAGGGCCGTGCGGGTGTCAGCCTCGCCCCGCGTGAGGTTAGCCGAACCGCAATTGCAACACACCTCAACCGGGTTGCCGTCGTCGTCGGAACCGGCCCATAGCCCTAGGTTTGGATGGTTGGGAATCCACGGCCGTAGCGCATCGTAGATACTCTCGGTGACGCGGATATCCTGCCGGTTGTAGCGAAGCATCTTCGCCCGCGCGCGCTCGTCGCCTTCGACCACCGCGCGCCATAGCGCGAACCCCTCGTGGTGCATCTTCCGCGGGAGCCCGAGCCACCGGGCCACCTCGTCCATGCGGTTGTACGGGAGCATCGCGAGAGTGCGAACGATTTTCAGTAGGTCAACCGATTTGTACGGGCTCGGCTTCGGCAGGCCCATCGCGATAAATTCGGCGTTCGTATATCGAATGTCGAACTTGTCGCCGTTGAAAGTGACCACGATATCGGCCCGGTCGAGCGCATCCCAAAGCGCCCGCACCATTTCCTCTTTGCCGTCGCGCCATTCCGCGGCGTCGAGAATCGTGCGCTCGCCGTAGAATTTGCCTGCCCACGTCAGCATGCCGCCGTGGTCGATAATCTTGTCGGGCGTCACGTATTCCACTTTAGGGTGGAAGAAATAGCCGGTCATCGGCTTGGTTTCGATATCCCAAGTAAAGACGTTCGCCTTAGTTGTCATCCGGTGACGGCGCACGCCTTCCTCATAATTTTCGCGGATAGTCATTCGTCAGCCTTTCGGCGAGGGTGCCCGTACTTCCGGTGTGTCGAAATCACGTTGCGCCCTACGGGGATACCCTCGTCATCGCCGTAACCGAGCCGTAGCGCCGCCTCTTCGGCCGGGAATTCGTACCGCCGTGCCGAAATCTTGTCCCACAGAATTTTGTCAGAGTATGCAATATCGTCGGGGTCGGTGAGGGTGGCGAGCCAATCGCACACCCCGCACGCGGGGCCCCTATCGTGCAGGGGCCCCCCGAACTTTTCGCGTAGTGTCATAGCGAGCATCCACCTTACAGGCGGTCGCCGAACAGCGCGAGAATCACCTGCACGAGCAGGGACAATGCCGCGCCAGCCACGGCGGCCGCACCGGCAAAGCGCCACATTGCGCGCTCTAGTGCCTTAATGCGGGCCTCGTGGTCGTCGGTGCGGTGGCTCTCTTGCTCGCGAATGCGGTTCTCGTGGTCGGTGAACATCGCTCGGAACGTCGAGTGCTCGGCGTCGCGCGAGGCGTTGCCGGTGCGAATCTCGCTCGCGAGCGTCGAGATAAGCCCCTCAATCCGGGCCTGCCCCTGTCGGTACTCGCCTCGTATCTCGGCGCGCTCGGTGGCCGCAATAGCCCACGCGTCGCGCTCGCGCTCGTCCCCGGTCATCGTGCCACCTCCTTAAATGTACGGGTATGCGATGGTGAAGCCGATTTGGTCGCCCACCGCCCACGTCCACGGGGTCGTGTTGTTAACGAGGTCGCCCTCGTCAACCTCGGGGCGAAGAATGCAAATCGACGTGTCGGCACCCACCTGTACCCACCCGTTTTTACGGCTACCGCCACCGGACGCGCTAGCGTCGTTAAGGTAACAGGTGCCGATATTCGTAAACGTTACGAGCACGCTCTCGGGAAGCGAAATGTTGATAGTTCCGGTTACCGAGGTCGTGCTACCGAAAACGAATTTCCACGAGGCGAATACCCACCCGTCGCGGCGCTGTACCCTTGTAGTTACCGTGCCATCGCCAACGCTAAAATTGGTATAGGTCGGCGTCCACCCGTCCGTGCTCGCGGCATCGGCCTTAACGGCGAGCCAATTCGTACCGCCGTCAATCGTGTATTCGTGCTCGTAATTCTCGTCAGCGTCGAGCCGGACAACGTGAACGTACGTGTTGTCAATTCCGGCATCGTCTAGCGTCGTCAATAGCGTAGCGCGCTCGGCCTCGCTAGCCACGACAAAATAGCCGTTTTTAGCCGCCCGAGCAATCCACTCGTTAATGGGCGTGCCGTCGCTGGTGGTCGTTGGAATAGTCCACTCGTCGGAGGTTGCAGACATTTACCTAGTCCTCTCGCGTTCCGGGGCTAGTTGCCCACAAATTCCGATAATCCTTGCGCGGCCGATAATGTCGCCGCTTTCTTCGGTGTCTCGCGTGCGGAATACCGGCACGTCGAGCACCACCCCGTCACGCGCCGCGTCACCGAGGCTTCGGTGCCAGGCGATATGCCTGGTAACGTCGCCCACGAGCGAGCCGCATGCCCCACATAGTGCCCGCATGTTAGACCTTCCTAACATACGTGACTACCAGGACAAACGAGCCGCTGGTGCCATACCAGCCCGCGGCCTGTGTGCCCGCGGCGATAAGGCTTCGGATATCGCCCGTGCGGAAATTCTCGCACAATGCGGAACCCAATTCGCACGAGGTCGTCTTATACATGTAGACCGAGCCCGTGGTGCTGGTGCCGCCCGAGCCGGTCGGCCGGGAAGAGGGCCGCGAGCCATTCGCGCAACCCTGCACCGTCACCGATTTACGCGAGCCGTAATCGCCCCAACCGTTGCGCTTTACCTTGACAACGATTTTCTTGATTTCGACCGCGTGCAAATCCTTAACGCGCGAGCCATAACCGGCCCACCCCACGAGCACGCCCGAGCCGTAAGCGCCCGGGTCGGCCTGGTAGAATCCGCGGCGGCCGTCCCACCGGTCGGTATTCCAGCGGTCCCACGCCGCCGCATCCACGCGCCAGGTGCCGGAATCGCTCGGATAAATCGTGGTGGTCACCGTCTCGTATTGCTGTACGGGCTCGGGATATGTCACGCTCTTAGAACTAGACCAGGCAGACCAGCCGGTTGCGGCCGTATAGCCCGAGATTTGAACGGTAAGCGTGGTGCCCTGTTGAATTCCGAACGTCTTAGACTGGCTCGTGGTGAATACCGTGGGGGCCCACGTCGTGCCGCCATCCTTGCTCGTCCGTAGGCGGTAGTTCGTCTCGCTGTTATCGTCCCACGTCGCCGTGACGGTCGCGTTCGAGCGGTCGAGCGCGAGGCCCGTAGGAACCGCGGTCGTGCCCGCGCTCGCGTCGGCCGACACCTCTTGCGCGAGGCCGATACAGCCGGTGGCGATATAGCCGGTCGGCTCGCGCTGAATGAGCGCGATATTGCCAACCTCATAATCGTCAATATATCCGACATAAGGGATAACGAGGGTTTCCTCTTCATCCTCGGAAATCGTGTCGTCGTAAACCGCAACCTCAATACGGCGGCCCGTGTAATCGACCGCGCGAACGATACCGCGGCGCGAGGCCGCGGTATCGCCGTCCGGCCGGGGGGTCGCGGCTACCGCATCGGACAATCGCATAGCGCCCCCTTAGAATGCGTAGAATATGGATACGGTGAGCACCATATCGTCATCGTGCGTAAGCGGGTACGCGATGCCGATAATCCACCCGCGATATTCCACCCCGTCGAATTCCACGGTCACCGGGTCGAACAATTCGAACCGGGGGTCAACCGCCGCCACCACGTCGAGCACCCGCGCCGGGCGTTGCGACTTGGCGAGCAGGGCCGCCGCGGCGGCCTGGCATTCCGCTTGCGTCTTTAGCAGGGGGGACGAGTAGAACCGGGGAACGTCGCCGTACGGGCCGGTCACCGAATACTCGCCGCTCGTAATCTTCGCCTGCCCCTGCACTAGCGGCGCGTCGGCGTCGTCCGTCTCGGCCCTGGCAATCACGCGGTTGTAGACGCGCTCGCGCGTGTCCGAGCGCGGCGCGCTCGCCGCGGTGCCGCCGTCGCCGTCGTGGAACGTGTAGACGCTAGACCATTCGGCCTCGTTCAATTCGGGGAGGATTTCCACGCCGCCGTAGCCGTCCGGCTTGATAAGCGCGGGCCACGCGTCGATAATGTCGTAAATCGCCGAAATTCGGTCCTCGTCCCATTCGAACGTGGACGGGCACGCGCGGTCGGTAAGGTCGTCGGAAATCATGACGGGGATACCGCCCGGCATGATGCGTACCAATTCGCTTGCGAGCGTGCCATCCTTGCGCGGTGTCGTGCGTCGCGAGAACCGGCTATCGGCCGCGCGGCGCATAACCCCCTCGCATTCCACGACGATATTGCCGTCGTCGTACCATTCTTGGATACGCACGCGGCCTAGGTCGGTTTCCCAAAAATCTTCCGAGCCGTCCGTAACGACGGCGGTAAATACCAATTCCTGCCCAAAGCGCCCGAGCGGGTGCCGCACCTCGGCCGCGGGAACCCACGAGCGGCCATCGGCGTAATACGGCACCACCACGGTAGCGCTTTCCAGGGTTTGTGTAGTCGAGTCGAGAATATACGAGCCCCCGCTAACGGGGATATTCGCGGCGAGCAAATCCCCACCTAGGCAGGAATCCACCCGCACGCGAAAGCCCGCGGCGGTTTCGAATACCTCGTCTGAGGCCGAATCGCGCATTTACGCCTCGCTCTCCCAATCCCATGCGTTAATGTCGGCGAACGTGCCGCCCATCGCGGTAATGTAGGAATTCAGGTCGGCGAACGTGCCGCCCTCGGCGGTGATAACCGCGTTCATATCGGCGAACGTCCACGCGGTCACCGGGACCGTGGCGCGCGGGTCGGACGCGTCGCGCCAGCCGAGCAACCAATTTCGGTCGGAAGAGTTGCCGCCCTTGCGCCGCAATTCGCGGTGAGCGCTCGTGATACCGACAATCGAAACGGGCGGGATATCGCGAATGCTTCCGTTCGTGCGTAGCACCACCGGGGCACCCTTGCGCAAGATGGTGCGCAATACCAGGGTGTCGCTCTTTACCGTCTGCACGAGATATTCGCCGGATTCGACGCCGCCCTCGGCATATCGCATCACATCGGTATCGCGTCCGGGTACGCGCGTGAAATGCTGGTTGAAATCAATATCTACCGGCGCGTCGTTATCCAACCAAGTAAAATCTACCGAATCCAAGCCGTCGAGCCCCGTAAGCACGTAATTCGCGCCATAGGTCACGGTGATTTCGCTAGACTCGTACTGCACCGCATTAACGGTGACAATATAGGTGAAAGCGACATTGACAGGGGCTAGGTTATCGCGCCGCAATACTTGCGAGCCGGTCGCCACAATGTCGGTTGCCCCGCGCACGCTCCACGAGAACGTGCCGAGGCTACCGACAATTGAGACGATATCGCCGGGGCTTGTGCCGCCCACGTCAATTTGCACCTGCCGCGGGCTCGTGGTGCCCACGAGCGAGACGGTGACACTAATTGCCATTACCTACGCGCCCCCTGTCCAACTTCGCGAGCGGCTTGCCGTAGCGCGCCGTAGACGATGCGGGCCGCCGCCTCGGCGTTGGCCGCGCCGATTTGCTCGGCGAGCATCGCCAGGTCGCGGCTCGTCATGCCGTCTAGGTGCGGGTTTACCGTGACGTTGCCCCCGGACGAACCGAGGTGCCCGCCATCGGCGAACCCTCGCCGAGCCGCGGCGCGGATACGCTCCACGTTCGCGTGACCACCGAGCCCGCGCACCTCGCGAGCCGAGAGAACGTGCTCGTTGCGAGAGAGTCGCACCGGGATACTGTCGCTCGTCTCGGTGCCGGGCCCGTAGATTCGACCACCGGCCGCCTTGCCAAAGAAACTCGGCGGCGCACTCTCAACCGTCTTAAACGGAATTGTTAGGGTGGTCGAGCGATACTTAGCGAGGAACGCATTTACCGTCGCGCTCGCCTGCCCGGTCGAAACCGATACGGCCGTGTGGACATTATGAGGAATTAGCCCCATCTTGTCGGCCAAAGCCTTAGCCTTATCCGAGCCCATGCCCATAGCCTCGGCCGCCCGAATGAATTCGGCGCGGCCGGTTTTCATCTTGCCCTCTAGCGTCTTTACCGATGCGCCGTTCTCGCGGAACGCGTCGATAAGGGCCCATGTCGAATCCGCGATATCGTCTAGCGCCGCCTGGTTATCGCGGCCCTTTTGCGTGTGGATATCGAGCGTTTTGCCGTTATTCTTGACGGCCGCCGCGGCGTCGTCAATAGCGCCCTCAAACTTACGCGAAGCCTCGCGAGCCGAGAGGGTCTTTTGCGCCATCTCGTCTAGTTCGCCGAGGGCTTCTTCCAGCGCGTCGGCGTAATCGTCGGTTGCGCCGGTTGCGTCGGTAATCGCGCCGGTTAGGCTATCGGTGCTAGATTCGGCATCGCCCATCGCCGCCTTATGGTCAACCCACTTTTCCTTAGCGAGCGCGAGCGATTCGTTTTGGTCGCCGATAGTCTGGCGCAATACCGTAATGGCGTCGGTCGTTTCAACCGCGCCCTCGGCGCTCGCGCCGTATTGGTCAACCAACTTAGCAACGCGGGTTTCGCCCTCGTCAATCGCCCGATTAACGACGGCCATAGCGTCGGCATTGCCGAGCGCCGCGTCGGTAATCGTGTCGAGCCCGATGCCCAATTGCTTAGCCGCGTCAACAGCCTTGCTCGAAACCAATTCATTGTAGACGGTCTCGCGGGTTAGGGTCGTCATCGCGCCGGAAGCCTCGTCCAGCGTGTCGGCCAATTCCTCGGCCTTTTGGTTAGCCTCGCCCGCCTTATTGGCAAAGTAGCCGAATACCGCCACCGCTACGGTGAGAGCCGCGCCGATAACGCCGAGGCTCGCGCCCGCGATGCGGCCCGCACGGGCCACCTTCGGGAACGTGAGCGCCAGCACGTCGAGCGCCTTTTTCGTCTCAATGACGCGAGGAATCAGAATCAGGAATGCACCAGCGCCAAGCGAGAGCATCGAAACGACACCGCCGAAAGTGCCGAGCACCTTTTTCAGCGGGTCCGGCAATTCCGAGAACGTCTTAGCCAACGATGCCGCGCCGGAAGCCGCGCCCGCGATAGCCGGTAGCAGGTTCTCGCCAATTTGGATTGCGACAAGGTTAATCGCATTCTTGGCAATTTGAATCTTGCTAGCCGTCGTCTCGTAGCGCTTTTGCGCCTCAATGACGAGCGCCGAATTCTCTTCCCACGCGCGGTTCGACAATTCGATAGAATCGCCGAGCAATTCGCCCGCGGAACCGAGGGAGGAAATCGAGCGCTTTAGGCGCATATCGGTGAGGTGCAGTTGCTTGAAAACGCCCGTGGTCGATTGTCCCGCATCTTCCATGCGGCCCATGCCCACGATGAACGCGTTAATCGCGCCCGCGGCATCCTTTTGGAATAGCGATACGAAATCGTCAACCGACATATTCGCGACCTTCGCGAAAGTCTCTAGGTCGTCGCCGCCGTCGCGCGTCGCATCCTTAATGCTCGTGAATACCTTAGAAAGCGCGGTGCCGCCAGCCTCGGCCGAAACGCCCACCGAGGTAAGCGCCGCCGCGAATGCCAGCACGTCGGCCTCGGATAGCCCCGCCTGCTCGCCAGCCGCGGCGAGGCGCGTAGACATATCCACGATTTCAGACTCGGTGGTAGCCGAATTGTTACCCAAATCGACAATCGCCGCGCCCATGCGGTCGATATCCTCGACGCTCGTCCCCATGATATTGACCATGCGAGCGAGCGAAACCGCGGCCTCTTCCGCGCTTAGGTTCGTCGTAGTGCCGAGCATCACCATTGTCTCGGTGAATTTCGCTACGTCGTTGACCTTAATTCCTAGTTGTCCGGCAACCTCGGCGACGCCTGCAATTTCCTCGGCGCTCGCGGGTAGCCGCAAACTCATATCGTGGAGCGACTTTTCCAGCCGGTCCAATTCCTCGGGCGTGCCCTCAACGGTCTTTAGGACACCCGCCCACGCGGTTTCCCAATCAATCGCGGCCTTAGCCGTGAGCCCGAGCGCGGCAACGCCCGCCACGCCGAACGCGGTTAGCGTCATGCCAGCCGTTCGCCACGCGCTACCGTTGACCTTCGCGCTACGCACCATGCGGCCCGTGGCCGTGTCAATCTTGCCGCCCGCGGCGTCGTGCGTCGCGGCAAAGCGCGTCGCGTCGCGCGAGGCGTCGGCCATCGCTCGGCGGTATCCTGAAATCTCGGCGCGTAGGCGCACGACGATGCTACGGTCGGCCATTCTGCACCACCCTCTCAATCGCTCTAAAACGGCCCTCTAACGCGAGTAGGGGTGCCACAGGTAGGGGTACAAGCGCCCACGCACGCAAACGCGCCACAGGGCCGTTTCCGGGCGTCCTGTGGCGCGTTACGGGTCGAGCGTCGGCTAGCGGCGTCTATCGCCGCGATGCCGTGGGATATAGTCGGGGTCGAGCCGCACCGTTACGGTCTCGCCGGGCCCCGTCTCGTTGTCGGCTTCCCACTCGGCTACCGCCTTCGCGGCGTAGTCGGTTGTCGTCTCAACTATCCACCACCCCTCGGTGTCGGGGTCGCCAGCCTGGTCGGCTCGCACCCCGTACCGGGTGAGTAGCGCGTCATCGTGTAGCACGAGCATTTCGCACAATTGCTTATCACGATTCGACATTTTCTCGTATTCGGTCGGGGTCTTTCCCCAAGCGCGGGCCGTTCGCAACGAAAGCAAAAGGCCCTCGCGGTCACCGAATTCGTCTAGGATTTTGGGGCGGGGAATTCAACCTCACCATCGGTAATCGCAATCGCGGTCGCGAGTAGCGACTCATATTGCAACTTTCCGTGCGGCCGGTTGCGTAGCGCCCGAATTTGCTCGGGCGTCACATGGTCGATAACCTTGTCGCCGAAACGGATTTCGACCACGGCGGCCGCGAGATATGCAAGGTTGCGCTCTAGGTCGGCCGCGGCCTCGCGAGCCTTCCACTTGTTGACGGCCTCGCCCCAATCGTCCCACGCCTTTTTGGGGGCCGAGACGAACGGCTTATGCGGGGGCAAAGTCTCGGGGTGCTCGGCGGTAATCGCGTCGTATTCCTCGGCGGTCACGGGGCCGATAAGCCACTCGGATACGCTCGCGGCAAAGCGCGTCGCGATATCTTCTAGCCGCGCGTCGATTTCGGCGAACGGGTCGCCCTCGGAAAGCGACCGCTCTTCGGCCGTCTTAGCGATTTCCTCGCGCTCGGCGAGCAGGGCCTCGGCCTCTTCCGCGAGCGCGGGGTCATTGTATACGCGCACCATCTTGCGGCGCACGGTGCCGGACGCGAGCCATTCGTCAAAATCGAACGGCATATCTTCGCTGGTATATTCCACGTTTTCCTCTTCCTCGTCGGTCGGGCGGCAGGCCCCAACCCGCGGCGCGTAGCGCGCGGGCCGGGGGCCGCCACTAGTCTAGCATCGGTTAGGTGGAGAGCACCACGTTACGGGCCGAGGTGCCCGCGTACGCAAGAGGAATGACGGACTTGATGTAGCCGTCGCCCTCGGTCTCTTGCGGCTCGTCGGTGGTGTACTCGACGTAATTCACCTCGTCGCCGTCCGCGAATGCCGCGGTCGAATCCTTGGCGCTCTCGCGCGTAAGGAATCGAACGGTCGTGCCCTTTTCCTTTAGCGCGGTATAGGCCGCGTCCTCGGTGCCGTCCGGCTGTAGCGTGGACTCGTCAAAATACCGGAATAGCGTGATGCTACGGCCCTGGTAATTCGACGCGCCGAACGTTTGCGCGTTCCCCTGGTCGGCGAGGCTCTTTTCGTCCACCGTATCCGAGCCCGAGGGGCCGAGGTTACAGGGGGCGAGAGTCATTGCCGAGATATCGGTTCCCGCGGTCGCTTCGCTGGTAAGAATCGTGTCGGTAGCAATTCCGGCCGGTGCCGAGGAAAGCATAACCAACTTCTTCTTACCATCGGCTAGAAACTTAGCCATTTGGTTTTCTCACTTTCTAGGCGGGTGTCGCCTCGTATTTGTAGGTATCGGTTGCATAAGCGGGGTGAGCGGTTTTCGTGAGCGTCGTCTCGGGCGCGGTCGTTACCGGGCTCGTCGCGATGCGCCGTAGGCTCGCGCGGTATCCGGTCACGTCGAGCGCCGCGCCGTCGAGCGCCGCGGCTACGTCGTGCTGTACCCGTCGCGCTTGCGCCGGGCCGGTGCCCACGCACATGACGCGTAGGTAATCGCGCTGGTCACGCGCCACACCGTCGAGCGTCGCCGCCACGTCGAGCGGGGCCGGGCCGAACACGACGGCATACCGGGTCGGGGGCACGCCCTCTTCCTCGGTATCGTAGGCGGTGACGCCCGCGGCGGTGAGTGCCGCCACGGCCGCCGTAACGGGGTCAATAGTGCTCAATGTAGCCCCCCTAGAATTTCACGCAATGCGCCGATGAATTTGGGCTCTTCATCGTCTAGGAATTCTTGCGGGTCTTTCGCCATTCCACCGCCACCGCGGGGAACGCCGAAAATCGCCACATTCGCGAGGGGGCCCGCCCCCTCTTTCCTCGGGCCGATTTCGGCCTCTTGCGCGTCGCCGTTCATTTCGATTTCGAAATCGACGGCCGCGGCGACGGGGCTAAAGTGCGGGCGTGAGCCCAAATCCTTTGCCCATGCGCGTTTGATATTCATTGAGCCCTTGAATAGCGACCGAGAAACCTCGGCCGCCACCCTGACGGGTTGTGCTCCCAATTCGACGGCGAGCGCCTTAACCTCGTGAGTATCGAAGCCCATGCGCCCCCCTTATCCGCTAATTTCCGTGACCTGCAAACGATAGGCGGTCTGCAAAGACTTGTGCAGTAGGCCCACCACGCGGTATTCGCGCCCAACCAAATTGGGCTCAATTGCCGCCGCGGTCACCGTGATAACGTCGCCGATAGCAACGTCAGCCGAGCCCACGGGAATATGCACCGAATACGTTTGCACCATGTAAGTATGGCCGCCCGCTTCGGGCATCGTGGTTTGCGGCTCGTATGTCTGTACTCTTGCACGCCCGGCATAAATCGACTCGTTTTCGATATCGTAGTCGCCGGTCGTTTCGTTGAATGTCTCGGACTTCCTGACAATCGTCACCGTGTCGAGCATGTTCCGCTCGGCGAGCACACGGCCCGCGCGAGCGGCGCTTATCGCGCTCACGATTCCTCAGAATATGCCGGGGGGCTCCACTCGCCGTATAGGTCACGCATTCCGCGCGGGCGAATCGTGAAAGCCTCGGCCGAACCCGTGTCGGGCGTCACCATTTCCCACTCTTCATCGGTGAGGAAGATTTCGCCCTTAGCCTGGTCCGGGTTTAGTCCGAATGAATAGTCATCTAGTCGCTCGTTTTGCTTACCGTCCGGGTTGTTAATCTTGCGGATAACCGCACGACATTCGACCATCACAACGGTAGCGAGCGGAATTGTTCCCGCGGTAACGAGCGCCACGAGGTTGCTAATTCGTCCGGTAATCACCGTCTCGGCATCGGAAAGCCACGCGTTAATTTGCGCGACTTCCGATGCGTCGGAGACGGTGCGCCCGAGACGGGTTTGCACATCACTGAGATTTGCATAAGTCACGGGCGCACCCCCTTTCCTAAACTAACCGCTTAGGAAGCGTTGTTGTACTTGACGAACGCGGCGGTGTCGTTGACGAGCCACCCGTACTCGGCCTCGGCACGAATCGCAACGAGGTTGTTCTCGAAGAGCGAAACGAGCGAGCCGTTAATGGTGACGGTCGCCTCGGTCGAAACGTCGTAGGTGATACCGCCCACGGTGCCCCAAACGGCTTGCGACCAGTCGCCGCCGTAGCCCACAACGTCGCCGGAAGCGACGCCATCGCCGAGGAACGCTTGACGGCCGATAAGCCGTCCGGGCGTGATAACCGCGGGCGCATCGGCTAGCGGGGTGTCCACGAACAGCGGTCGGCCGTGAGAGTCAACCGAGTTCAGGAACAGCGGCTCGGCCACCGAGTCGAACGCGAAGCCGGTAAGGCGCTTGCCGTCGTTGACCAGGGCCGATAGGCCCGAAACAACGTCGGCGTAGACACCACCGGTCGAAGCGGTCGCGGTGCCAATCTCAACGGCCTTCGTGGTCGCGTCGATGTAGTTGGAAGCACCAAACGGGGTGCTCGTGCCGTGAAGCGCGGCGGCATCGAACGCGAGCGCGAACGCCTCGCCAATGTCGGCGCGTAGTTCCTGAATGTAGCCGCCCGGGTTGGCGCGGACCACCTCAGCCGAAACGACGGCGATAGCCGCCAACTTCTTCGGGGTGATGGACTTAAGTTCCATCGCACCAGCGGTAGCGGGCTTTTGCCCACCCTCAGCGACCCACCCGGCAACGGGCTTGGTCGAGACCACCGGGACTTGCGAGCCCCGGTAGGATAGCGGAACCTGACGGCAAAGCCGTTGCGCAATCGAATTCTGACGCGCGACGGCGAAATAGGGGGCCGCCTCGTCCGCATTCAGGAAGCCGGAGAAATCCGACATCTTGGTTGCGGCAGTAATAGCCATTTTCCTTTACCTTTCCCTTTCAGGGGTTTTTAGTGAATACCCAACTTGCTAGTTAGGGCATTCAATAGCCCGTCACCATTTAGCGGGTCGTGTCCCGGGGTGCGAGCACCTTGGGACGGGTCCGGCTCAATATGGCCGGGCTGGTTGGGGTCATCTTCGCGTCGCGCGGCCAAATAGGGCTTACGCTTGACGAGCGCGGAAATCGCTTCCGTAATCGCCTTCGCGTCAACCTCCCCATCGGCATTGACCTCAAAATCCGACACCTTGACGAATGCAAATACGTCGTCGGGGTCGGCCATTAGTTCGCGGGCCGCGGCCCGCAATTCGGTGTGAATAATCCGCTCGTTAAAGCGGCGCTCGATTTCCTCACGAGCCTTAACCTCGGCCGCATATTCTGCCTCGCGGCCCTCGGCCTTCGCCACCGCGGCATCGCGCTCGGCCTGCACGGCGCGTAGCGCCTTCTCGGCCTCTTGGCGCGCGGTTCGCTCGCTTGCGAGCGCGGCTAGCCCTGGCGCGGCTAGGGGCTCTTCGCCCCCCTTCGGCTCACCATTGGGCGGGGGTGCCCCGGCCGGATTCTCGTCAGCCATCTATTCTCCCATCGCGGGTTATTGCGGGGGCGTCGCGCCCTCGCGGTTTCTGTTATCCAACCGGGCCTAGCCAACCGAAAGCCTTTAGCATTTCGGCCGTCTTTTCCCTTGATAGCCCCAATCCCAAAATGCTCTCAGGCATGAGACGGGGGACATTCGGAATGCGCCCGAGCGGGCCGATGCCCACCTCGCGAGCGCCAGCGGCGCGCGACAATTCGCGCACCCGGGACATTTGCCACGCCGCATTTCCGCGGCGGCTCATTCCCTCGGTCGTGTACTTCACATTACGGCCGTAGACTTGCGCCGGGGCGAGCCCGCCGCGATATCCGTTCACGAGCGCGTAGGGGTCGGCCCCGTAATCGCGCCACGCATCCACGTTCGATTGCGAGCCGAGCGCCTTCCGTAGCGCCGCCTCGTCGCCGCGGCCATCCAATTCGGCGAGATATTCGTGCGGGTCGGTGAGGTATTCCGCGCCCTCGCCCGAGCCCACCGGCACATTGTGACAATCGCATTTGGGGTGCCGTTGGAAAGCCTCGCTCGCGCGGGTCGGTTGCCCCGCGATAATCGCGCACCGGCCGCACGAGGGCGGGGTTAGCGCGCGAATGTACGTGGTGACCTTATGCGAAAATCCTTCCATTGCCTCGTATGTCCGGCCGGTATCGGCAAACAGCGTTTCCGCGGCCGTCGAGAGATATGCGCCGCCGCGCGCTCGCGCTTGCGCGAGGCTCATGCCGCCGCCGAGCGCGTCTTTCGTGTGCGTCACCGAGCCGTACGCGAGGCCGGGGCTCGTGAGCCCGTCGCCCGTCGTGCCCACCATCGCCGCGGGGTCGAACGAGTATTCCCCCATAAGCGAGCCCGCGCCGGTAAAGCGCGTGATTTCGGGCATGTACTCTTGCGCATTCTTCGCGATTTGCAATTGCGTCGCGTTCATGATTCGCAAGATTTCCGGGGCCACCCGTAGAAAGCCGTTCTCGAAATCGGGGCCCACGCTGTACCAAAGTTGCGCAATCTTGCGCTGTGCTCGCAACGAGAGCCGCCGTTGCTCTAGCGCGTACTGACGCGTGAGCGTCGGCACCGTCTGCACCGCCGCCATAGGCACCCCCTCTCAGACGCTCTAAAACGGCCCTCTCCCGCGAGTGACCCCCTAAGAGATAGGGGTACAGCGGGTATGTCCCCAAAACGCGGGAGACGGCCGATGTTAACGTTCCAAATGGACGTTTAGGGTTGAGTGTCGGTGCCGGGCTCTTCGGGCGGGTTCGGCGGCGTGTCGCGTAGGTACTCGTCGGCACGAGCGCGGGCCTCGGCGTCCATCGCCTCGGCGCGTTGGATGCGCTCGGGGCTCCACCCCAATTCCTCGCGCGCCATGCGCGTAGGTAGCAGGGCCTCGCCGGTCGCGTTCGTGGCGCTCCACAACTTTTGTACCGCGTCGGCACGTTGCGCGAACGTCGGCGTACCGGCGTCGTACCAAAGGGTTTCCACCCGGTCGGTAGCCGGTAGCGTCTTTCCGCTCAACTTTGCCGCGAGCCGCACGGCCTCGGCTCGGGCGTAGCCGAGCGCCTTTTGGTCGCGCTCTACCTGCTTGACTAGCCGGGCCTCGCGCGAGCGGATAGCGTCGGCGCTCGCCGCGTCGTCGGCCGGTAGCCCGAAATAGTCGGGCGGCATCACCGCGAGCGCGGCCGCCTGCCGAGCGTACATGTTGAGCATCGTCTCGAAATTGCGCATATCGCTAGACGAGAATTGCCCAAATTGTGCCTTGGGGTTCGCAGTCGCCGAGATAGCGCCGAAATAGGCTTCCCACGCGGGTAGCGGGTTCCCCTCGGAATCGACAAAATCGCCCTTGCTCACGCCGATAGCGTAGCGAGCCGGAACCGCGTGCGTCTCTTGCGCAACCTGCACGTTGGTAAGGTTGCGAGCCGCCGAATCCGCAATCGGGATAACGTCGATCATTGCCGACGTTCCTTGCATCTTGTACGAATTCCACGCCGGAATCGCCGAGCGCCGCGAGCGATATGCCGGAATAACCGGCACCTCGCCGAGATTGTGCCGGTTGCTCTTCACAACCTGCCAGCCCATCGGGGACAACTCTAGCCAATAAGTGATATTCGGCAGGTAAAAGGTCGCGCGGTCATCCTCGGAACTATCGTCCGCGCCCATGTAGAGCCGTAGCGCCGCGACCGTGCGGCCCGTACGAGGGTCGCGCTCGCACATGATTTGCCGCGGGCTCTCCACGGTGATAAGCGCGCTATCGCCCGCCCGGTCGGAAACGCCCACCGATAGGAACGAGCGCCCGAAAATGCCATAATCGGCTCGGGCCATGAGGTCGTTCTCGGGCATGCGATTAGCAACCCAAAGCCCCCACAGGTATTCGTCCATATCAGACTTCGCCGTACGAAAGCCCTTTTCGTCCAGCCGGTCGCACCGGCCGTCCACCGCGATACGCGGCCAATTCGCAATCACCGTAAACGATTGCAACTCGGGCGGGATAGCGAGGCCCAATTGCTCTAGGCGGGCCTCGCCGTCGTAATACTTATCTTCAAGGTCGAGCGGGATTCGATACTGCAAAATCTTGTCGCGCATCGAACCAAAGAGGGCCCGCTCGCCACTCGTCATATCTACGGCCATAACCGGCAATCCTCCTAGCGCATGACGATAACGCGGTTATCGTCGTCGTTCCAACCCTCGGCCCTCTTATCCGCGGCGGCCTCGTGCGCCAGGATATCGGCCATTAGGATATCAATTTTTTGAGAGTCGGCAGGCTTGCCGATTACGTACGTGTCGCCCGGCTTACCCATCTTCCGCGCCGCGAGCGCGTGAAGCCGGTAGGTCGGCTCGTTATCGTGCGTCGTCAATCCCTCTTTGCTATCGGTGAGGAATCGAATTAGGGCCTCGTACATGCGGCCGCGCTGATTCGTCGGCCATTCCGTCACGCGCTCTTCGCCGAATTCATTCGCCCATTCGTCGGCTTGCGTCTCCCAGAATCGCGGGTCGATGTAAAAGCGGCTCACGCGATACCGAGCAAACAACTCGGAAACCGCCGCCTTCACCTCGCCACGAGGGATGTGCTCGCCGGGCCATTCCTTCGGATTCCAGAACGTCGGCCGCTTGTCCGGCCCATACAGCGGCGTGAAGCGGTAGCCCTCGCGAGTCTCGGCCCGCAATGCGGACCAATCGCCCGAGCGCGAGCCGTCGAAGCCGAGCGCGATAGCGGTTCCGTCCGGGGGTTGCTTGCGCACCCGCGTACGGTTCCCGCTCTTATCCTTGCGTAGCGGCATGCCGGTTTTGTCGAGCAATTCCAGCGGCATATACGCACCGAGGCCCTGTACGAGCCCGTTGCCGAAAAAGCGCTCGGCTTGCGCCGGGTCGCTCTCCAACAACTCGGCCGCCTCGGATTCGATATCGTCTAGGTTAACCCACGGGGTTCCCTCGTAAACGTATGCATGAATCTTCCGGCGCTCGCGCTTATTCCGATACGAGAGATTAGCCGGGGGCTTCCGGTAATAGTGGTAAATATCAGGCTGGCGCGACTCGTGCGTACGTTGCGCCCACGAGTCATCCATCGGGTCATAGGCGTTCGTCGTCTCAATCGAACGGCCACCCATTCCCGCGAGGTTACGGCCAATGGTTTGCGCCACCTTGATAAGTTTGTTCGTCTTGGTATATAGCCCCGTCTCGTCCATAATGGCGAACGTGATAGGCGCACCTAGTTTGGAATTCGCCGCGCTCGTCACCGGGTCGATACGCCCATCGTTCGGCAGACGGATAAACCCCTCACGCACGGCCATATTCTCAGAAAGCGGGCCTAGCCGAATCATCGCCTGTAGCGGGCGATAGATATTGTCGGTTTGGTCCTCGCTCGTCGCGACAATTTGGATAAGCGCGGTCGGCCGCACCATGCCCATAGGCTCGCCCGGCCGATACTCCCATTCGAAGCCGCAACCGCAGTCGTTATCCGAGCACGCGTAGCCGTCGCCGTGCTCGGCCCACCCGCCAAACAGCGAGGGGCCCACGGCTTCCAGCGCCACGGTCGAAGCGGTAAACGGGCCCTTTCCCAACTTTTGCGGGCCGATAACTTGCGCGCGCTTGTATTCGAAAGCGGAACGCAAGAGAGGCCGCTCGGGGTCGAATTCGATATTCGGCCGCACCATGCCGTAATTGAATCCCACGGTTGCCTGCCAGCCGCGCCAGTAGAAAGCGCTACCGCGTTGGAAGCCGTCCGGCACAACACAATGGGCGGCAACCCATGCCGCCCACAACGGGCCCAACGACGGGGGCCGCTTACTCGGCTCGGCCATCGTCGGCCCCCATCTCGGCGCGAGGGTCGTAACCCCCGCTCTTGTCCTCGGCCTTTTCGGCGCTCTTCGCGGGCGCGACAATCCAACCAGCGCGCGCGAGCGCGTCGGCCGTGAGCAGGATATCCCCCTCACGTTGCCGTAGCGCCGTCCACATTGCGCCGGTTGCTTGCGCCGTCTCACACACGGCCTTTAGCCGCGCCCAATCGGCGACCGCGGGGATAACCCACGCCCATTCGTCCGTAGCCCATAGCGCCGCTTGCGGCGTGCGCCACGCCCATTCCCACCAGGCGACCACGCGCGCGCGCGGGCGAGGCCCGGGAAACTTAGGAATTTCTCCCTGGTATCCGTGCGCCGGAAGCGTACGGAAATTGATACCGCGCGAATCGCTACGGCCCGAACCGGGCTTCGGTGCGGGGCCGCTTCGCGCGTGTCCACCACTAGGCATATCCGGCCCCCTTCCTTTGGTCCGTGCCTGCTAGTCGCCCTTCCTTGAATTGCACCCTAAATGAGCCGATTGCAGGTTACTCATCGTGTGCGAGCCGCCCGCCTTCAACGAGCGGTAATGGTCAATCGACGCGCTCGCCGGGTCCGGGTACTCGATATCGGGGTCGATGGGCTCTAGGCACACGCCACAAAGCCACCCCGAGCGCTCATGCACCGCGGCGATACTCACGTATTCGACCACGGGGGCCCCGAGCCTCGCGGCCCGGCGCATCGCACACATGCTCGCGCGGCGGTCGTCCCACCGCGGGCCGGTCGCCTCTTGCCCGAGCAGGCGGCGAACCTTCTTGTAGTGATTCCTGCACAGGCCCTTCGCGTAGTGCGGCCGGTCGCACGGGCCCGCGAGCGTGTCGTATCGGCATCCCCGGTTGCTCATGCCGTTCACGCTAGTACGAGCGGGGACGCCCCGCAACCGCAAGCGTGAACCGCAACCCCCGAGCGTTGCGTAATTCGTATTTACGCAACGATAAACCCCCCTGGTTCGGGGGGG